AAATTATCCATATCCATAGCGTGTCATTTTTTCAATCGTTCTTCCAAGATGACAATACGCTCACGATTGACATGGATAAGATCTCTGTTTGCTTGGATCTCTTTCTCAAGATCTTGACGCAACTTCTCTCTTGCTAGTTCAGCACCAGAGTTAACTGCCTGTTTGTTGTCGCTAGTGACCACAAGAGAGATCTTGGCATTCAACACTGTTACGTCGTGAGTGATCTTGTCTAGAGCAGACATCAAGTACACGACACAGGTGAAAAGAATTGGAAGCACTGCAAATGCAGTCTTCTCAATAAGTTGAGACTTGGCTTCCAGCTTTTCAGTCATATCCCGAGTATCTTTTTGACAAACTCTGCTGCCACACCTGGACCAAACAACACCGCTACGATGACTGCATAGAGAAGATATTCAATCTTCGTCATACGCTTGTCGCCAGAAGCCAACGTATCAGAGATTTGTTTGTACCTCTCGGCACAAATAGCTTCGTGCACGGCTAGTTTTGTCTCAAGATTTTCAGACATTTACCACCCATGACGTAGTGGCCTCGTCCCAGTTGTAACGCTGACCATCAGTAGGAAACGGAACAGGAGCATCCCACAAACAAGTATCTTCGTTCAAAACCCAAGACGGATACGGCTGTGGCGGGACAAAAGCATCACGGGTTGCGTCGTAGGTGTAGCCAATTCCCGCGTAGTTTTTGCGAAATCCATCCATCCGTGAACGCTTGCAAATTTGACCACGGAATTCACCGTACCATTGTTCCCAATTAACCCCGTCTTCGCCTTGATTTTTGCCGGGAATTACTTCGGTTACAACATTGTTTTCATCAAGGAATGCGTAGTAATCCATGCTCATCACCACTGAATAGGGCCAGTACCGGCGGTAAATTTATATACTCGATAACCAGATCTTGTTGAAGTATCAACGGTGTAAGTAAGACCGCCTGAAATAGAACTGAGAGCAGCATAAGTGGACGGGTAAGCAATAATCACAACACCAGAAGATCCATTACCGCCAGAAATGTTAGATGAAGATCCGGGTTGGCCGCCAGCGCCACCACCACCGCCACCTGTATTTGCAGTTGGAGCATTTGATCCGCTTACGTTTGCAGCACCACCAGCGCCACCAATACTAGAACCACCAGCGCCACCAGAGCCGCCGCTATTCCCAGCGCCCCCACCTCCACCACCGGCATAAGTTACTGATGCACCAGTAATGCTTGACGCTGTACCAATACCTCCAGCACCGCCATTTGTTGTTGAACCAGATCCAGTTCCTCCAGCGCCACCACCGCCGCCGCCGCCGGCATTTCCAACCGTGTCTCCAATTCCCCCATTATTTCCTTGACCTGCTGTTCCAACACCGCCAATGCCTGAATAAGCACCGCCGCCTCCAGAACCCCCAGCACCACCATTACCTACGCCACTTGCACCATAACCACCCCCAGTTGAAGTGATAGTTGAAAATACAGAATCACTTCCCACAGAACCGGGGTTAGCTCCAGTTCCACCCGCTCCAAAACTTCCTACCGTAACAGTATATGGAGTTGAAGCAGCAACTGAAAAACTAGCGTTTGTTCTGTAGCCGCCAGCACCGCCAGCACCTTTTCCAGCCCCTTGTGAGTTATTGCCGGCGCCACCACCGCCGCCAGCAACAACAAGATATTCAACGGTTGCTGGCGCATTAGAAACAACAGCACCTTTCCCACCCAACACAGCAAGCATAATTCCGCTCATTATGCGCTCGCATTTCCGGTGAGAACACAACCAGTAGAAGAATAGAACAATATGGTTGCCACTCCTCTGGTCGTTAGGTTTGCAGTGCCTAGACTAGTGTTTGTTCCTGCTACATAAGCATTGGTAGTAGACAACGTGATAGCAATATTCCCAGTTGTGTTGTTGTAAATTGAAACCAAATCACCTTCTGCAAAGGTAGAGTTTGGAACAACAATAGAACCACTGGTTCCTACTTGAACGTACTTGCCAACGTCAGCAGTAGTTAACGTATAACTGGCGGTTTTGGTTCCAACAGGAGGAGCGTTAAGATAACCAAGCGTTACAGCGTCTGTGACCGGCAACGTCTGGGTAATCGTGGTGCTGATATTGGCAGACTGTAGCGTTTGGACGCCAGTATTAGCAGCATTGCCCTGAAGTTTAAGAGAACTCATATTTAATCCTTTAAGCAGCAATGAGCCATACTTGGCCCGTTCCGACAGTTACAACAACTCCGGTCGCTATCGTTACCGGACCAACACTGAATCCGTTAGAACCGGAAGTAATAGTGTAATTAGAACTGATAGTCTGGTAAGACTCAAGAATAGGGCTGGCAGTTGCAGCAGTACCCCAAGAAAGAGTACCGGTTCCGTCAGTCTTGAGAAATTGGTTAGAACTACCGTCTGTAACCGGCAAAGTCCACGTTACGTTAGCAGCAACAATAGCGTTGGCTCTGAATCCAACATAGCGGGTAGACGTAAGATTGGCAAACCTAAGTACGTTTGCAGATCCTATGGTGACGTTAGCACCGTCAGTGGTGAGATTGGCTGCACCGGCAAAAGATCCAGTATTGTTGTATTGGAATTGAGTGTCAGAGCCGCCAGGAGTCCCGCCGCTAACAGCAGCGTTGCTAGTCCACACTCCGCCAATACTTGTGAGTACGTTACCAGCCGTTCCTGGTGCAACCACAGCGACAGCAGATGTCCCGTTACCCAGAAGTACGTTTCCGGACGGTAGTGTTGCGCGTCCCGTACCGCCTCCTACAGCACCTAATGTCCCGTAAGTAGGAGCAGCAGAAACACCGCTAGAGATAAATGGTTGACCAGCCGTTCCGTAAGAAACTGTGGCAGTTGGACCAATTCCAAGTTCACCGGATGTACCAACAACAAACCGTCCTGCTCCACCGTTAAAAATTGCCAGTGGAAGATAGGTTCCAGTACCGTTGACCCCAGACACCAACTGAACATCAGTAGATCCGTTGGTAGCAATCAGGATTTTGCTGGCGTTTGTAGGGTCAGAGTTGTTAGTTGCTTGCCAAGACGCTGCCGTTGCCGTTCCACTGGGCAGAGCATATATGCCAGTCGTGCTATTGGCCGTACCAGTTACAAAATTAGTGCGGTTAGAGACAGTTGCGTTGGTAAAGTCACCAACAATCTTTTGAGTTGTGGTGGTGAACGTCAGGTTGCCAGTAGAGACGTTGACAGACGCTACGTTGAGCGTTGTACCGTCAAACGTCAGGTTGGCAGTGCCACCGAATGCACCTGCATTGTTGTACTGTACCGTGGTAAACCCGCCGCCTGGGGTTCCGCTGCCAGACACAGCGGCATTAGATACCCAAACTCCACCAATACTGGTCAGGACATTGCCTGCTGTACCGGCAGCAACAAAACTGATAGTTGGGGTTGTCCCACCAGTAGATAAGATTGGATATGTGTTACCAACACTGGTGACTGCGTTGGCTACGGCTCCGGTAGCGGTCAAAACACCAGTGGTATTAGAGAACGAAAGGCCCGTTCCTACCGCTACGTTTCCAAGTTGACCCGTAGAGTTGGCCCACGCGATCCCCATGAACGTAGCAGAGAGCGTGATTGCCGCGTTGCTAGTTGAGTTGGCTACAGTGCCAGAAAATCCGTTAGCAGATACCACGCTTACGTTGGTAACAGTACCTGTACCACCACCGCTTGCTACCGCTGCGTTACTAACCCAGACGCCACCGATGCTGGTAAGCACGTTACCGGCATTGCCTGGGGCCACAGCTTTGATAGCATTGGTTCCGTTCCCCAACAACACGTTGTTGACGGGTAGGGTGACTAGTCCAGTGCCACCGTTGGGCACAGTCAAAGCGTTAGATAACGTGAGATTGCCAATAACGGCAGTAGCGACGTTACTCGCAGTGACGTATGAGCTGGCTACGTTGAGCGTCGTGATGTTGGCAAGCGTGGCCGTGAGGTTAGTCACGTTGATGCTTGTCACGTTGACGTTTGTGACATTGCTCGTGCCACTACTTATGGTGACATTGGCGAGCGTGATGTTGTTGAGAGTTGTGATTGTGTTGCCAAGCTGGACAGAAGTATTGCCGATAGTGATCGGCGTGTTGAAGTTGCTGTCTAGCTTAGAGAGGGCAATGTTCCCGCTTAGATTGGCAAAAGCAAATGGGACGGTCATTAGAACCTCACTCTCAATTCGTGTTCAAACTCGAAAGTATTCACAGTATAACCAGCACTGTTACTGTTGATGGTTAAACCAAGGTACTTTCCGTACTGCTGGGCGTCTGATTTGTACAGAGCGTACCCATAACTAGAATCCCAGCCAACAGTCTGCAAACTATCGTTTTGCCAAATCACCGGCTGGTAGTAATTATTGAGCCAAGTAACCGTATTGTCTACCGTGTAAGCGCCAGTAGCCCCGGTCCCCTGCTCGTTGTCCACGCTGATAAAGAGCGTAGATGATGCCTGCAACTGTGCCTCGATACCAAACTTGAGTGCCTGCTTGGTCCGTATGGGATCACCCATAGGCATGAGGGCGGTCTGAATCGTAGTGGCTACGTTGGCCGTGGAATTAGCATAGAGACGGTAGAGGCTTGAGCCTGCGGTCCCATAGAGGCGAATGACCCCCGCTGTAGGGACGGAAGTGATGTAGTCCAACGCTCCTTGGGAGGTTAGAAACCACCTCTTCTCGAAAAACACGGCTTGGACCTTTCTCGCTCCATTTACCGGGTCGCTGTAAGTGAAGGAGAATGCCGCGCATAGTATGTTGTTCAGTAAGACCTGACCGCCGCTGATTGGTTGGGTGAAGTCAATGAGAGGGAAAATCCCATCTAGAGCGTCCGACAACTTGCTGGTGGTAGAACCGACTAGGGAATAGATCCCATAGTCGTTCATAAACAGCACAGATCTAAAAAACGGGTAGATAGCGTAAATACGCTTAGTCCCTACGCTGGCAGAGACGTTGGTATTTGTGAATAAAGTCTGACCGTTGGTGTCAACGCGAACGTCTGAGAAGACGTTGATGCTTGTCTCACCAAAGATGTACAGAAAATTATTGGCTGAGAGCAGCGCACGAATATTTCCGTGCAGCGTGGAGTCAGACAAGGTAAGTGAACCGGCAGACACGCTTGTGAAATCACTGTACGAGTCTGCTGCCGAGTAGTAGACGGTGCGTCCAGCGGCAACCCAGTTTCTGCCAGAAAAACTGGCTACAGAAACCACCTGATCTGTGTTTACAACTGCCGTGACATTGGCGGCAGTAGAGAAACCACCACCAGAAAGCGTGACACTGGCGTTGGTGTAACCCTCACCAGGGTTCGTCATCACAATTTGAGATACAGTGTTCCCGAGAACGATCGCTGTAGCAGTAGCAGGGACTACGTTAGAACCTCCGATAGCTACCGTTGGTGCTGATGTATAGCCAGAGCCGCCGTTGTTAAGCAGGATGCTGACTGTGCCGGTCTTGAACGTGACGATCTGGCCGATAGCATTGGCGCCAGATCCTCCACCACCCGAGAATGTGATGGTTGGAGATGATGTATATCCGCTACCTGCGTTTGTCAGGGATACGCTGCTTACGCCACCCGTAGAAATGACTGCATTAGCCGTGGCTCCACCGCTGGAGAAAGTCACGGCAGGCACGGATGTGTATCCAGACCCTCCGTTGACTATGCCAACCGAGACAACTGCACCACCGCTTATGCTTGCAACTGCTGTAGCCTGGGTTCCACCCGTAATGTTGGGCGCACCGATGGTTACGTCTGGTACTGCGGTGTATCCAGAGCCACCAGAGGTCACATAGACTGACCTGATGCCACCAGAACCCGTGACAATCGTGGCTGTCGCTACCGCTTGGACGCCATTGGCATCATTAGGTGCGCTGATCACCACGTTTGGTGCAGATGTGTACCCAGATCCGGGGTTTGACACTGCGATCAGGCCAACAGACCCGATAGATACTACGTTTGCTCCGTTCCAGCTAAACAATCCTTTAGATGGATCGCCAATGATCAATCTTTCGTTCTTCCACTGGGTGGCACTGACGTTTAAATTGCTAAACGTACCGGCAATAATTGCCACGTTGCTTATGACGTTGCCGGTCAGATTGACTGCCTGAGCTGTTCCGTCTGACTTGAACCCCACAACGTAGTCAGATACGTTGATATTGGTGGACGTTAAATATGTAACTGTGTTGGCAAAGACAACAGCATTGCCTGAATTGTCTGTAACCGCGCTCTGAGCAGGAACAATCTTGATGTTGGAGTCGCCAATAGGCATGGCGTTTTCCAACCAAGAGAATTCACTATCTTTGATGGCCGTCCGGTTGGCTTTTGTGTTTATGCCACCAAACGTCTTCAGGACAGTGTATTTTTTTTGCTGTTCCTGAGATGCCATCTTAGTAAGGACTGCTATACGGGTCCGGAATCCTGCGCGTGAAGACTGAATTCAACACGCTCTGTACTTGACGGTTGTACTGCTGGAGGAAAATTTCAGATTCTCCGTAGCTTTGTTCTTTGTACTTGGCCTTGTATGCCGCGTAAAACGCCACAGGAACCGTGTACGGGTCGTTGATGGCGTCATTGACCGTAGGATTGGTCAACACGAGCGGAGAAGGAAGGATAACCGTGTCCACTTCCATACTGTAGGACTGGTCAGGCACGGGTGAGATGTAAATTTGCTGCTGACCATATGTTGAAAAGCACACAGGCCGACCAACGTAGTTCTGCCAGTACCGGAGCTGGGCGTTGAAGTTTGTCCAGGGCAGGTAACGCAGGGGAATTCTAGAATTTCCCCAGTAGATCGTCAGGTTAAGAACATCCAGAGTCTGCGAACCATTAGGTAGCGACGAAAACGGGATAATTTCTGCACTTTGTACATACAACAGCGTTGCTGTGCCGTTAGTAAAAGCGGTTGACGGGGGGAAATTAGTCCCAGACGCGGGGTATGGCGGGGCTGTAGTCCCCAGCGTCCCACCTACCGTGACTTGGTAGATAAAGATATTTGAGAATATGTACTGACCAGCGGTGACTACCAGGCCAGCAGACCAAATAATTGCGGCTGTGCCGTCTGGAGCGAGGGGTGTAGCGGATATTTGCAGGGTACGAAGGCAACCAGTGTCTCGTACTATCCTTTCACGCCCATCGTTGATGTAATCCGTAATCTCATCGTTTGACCAAAAGTTCCCGTTGGCATCGTGGAGAAGCCTGCGAACGTCTGTGATGTACGAATTAAGGGTTGCCATAGTTGCCTATTGTAACCCTCAGGAGACTTTTCCCCCTACCCCTACTTTTTTGACGGGTAGGGGTACTACGCCTACCGCCGAGGGAATGCGGTCCTGCGCTGAATGTTGGCCTATGCGAAACATTGCCAACCGTTCAAGTCCTGCTTCCAGATCCGACGAGTGGGTTGCAAAACCCAGACGGACTGCATATGGGAGCTTGTCACTATCCTGGTAACCAAAGATGTGCCTAGCAGCCTCAATAGGGACTGATGTAGGCACACCTTTTTTGAACTTGTAATCAACACCGGCATGACGATCAGCCAAGTCGGTGTCACTACAGTTGGTTACATAGACTTCCATTAGAACGAAACCGTGTCACCGTAAACGCGAATGTCAACAATGCCAGCAGCGGCGTTAGAGACATTCAAGTACAGGGCAGAGGTGTTCGCTCCATTGACGGTAGTAGTCAATGCGTAGGGGCTAGCAACCGCGAGGTCTTGGAACTTATTCACAGCAGTTAGGTTTGCCAACGAAACTACTGCAACAACCGCATTGCTCGTGTTCCCGTCATTGCTAGTCGTGATACCCACGTTAGCTAACGAGACACTTGCGTTGGGGTTCTGAACCGTAACCCGACGAATGATCACCTGTCCCGATCCGGTGAGATTACCGCTATTGGTAAGCCCACCTTTCAGGAAAGGAATAGCCACTACAGCATTGCCAGCCGTTGCCAAAGACGCTCCGGTAACTCCAGCAATAGCAAAGTTACCAAACGAATCTGGTAGGGATTGGCCTACTGCATCTGGATTTGCCATTTCAACTCCTTAACTAGCAAAAGTGGAGTTTGCCGTCAGACCACCGTTGACCGTCAACAGAGTAATCGTGTTTGCCGTCGTTGTAGAGTTGGCAACTACGTTAATTCCGTCGCTGATCACAACACCACCAGTGTTTGCAGGCGTAAGCAAGACAAGAGCAGTTCCGTTGTTAGCGTAGATCTGGCTGTTCAAAACGGGGAACATCAGATATACGCCAGCAGGGACTACGTTGCCAGCAACCGTTGCAGGAGCAATGAGGGTGGTGGTCTGAAAGTAGGCGCCGGTGGTATTGCTATTAGCACCAGCAATCAGGATCTTGTTTAGACTGAGAGCCATGTTT